GATGTTTGACGAAGGGCATGACAAATTAACAATCGGATCGTGCTGTCTTGCAGAATTTAAAGGAGCTTTTACGACTAAAGAATACAACACGTATTTCCCGGACTTAAGAGAATACCATTCTGATTCTGAAGACTCTAACGTGTGGGAATACGTACATAAATCTTACCACGGGGGATGGTGTTATGTTAATCCTGACTATGCACATCAAATAATCGAGGAAGGAACGGTATATGACGTAAACTCGCTATACCCCTCCATGATGCACTCGATGTCTGGAAACAGGTATCCTGTTGGAGAACCCATGATGTTTTCGGGCGCACCACCCGAAGATATTGCTCGTAATGAAAGATACTACTATTTTATAAGGTTCCGCTGTCGTTTTAGTTTAAAACCAAGATGTCTACCATGGATTCATATACGTAAAAGCAACTTATATAAAGCTAACGAAAATTTAATATCCTCAGACGTGAGAAAAAACGGGAAGTATAGTAGATACTATTTAGATGACGAGGGAAACATACAAGATACAGCTGTAGAATTGACGTTGACTTGTAAAGACTGGGAGTTATTCCAGGAGACGACTACATGGAAGACTTAGAGATATTAGACGGTTGCTATTTTCACACAGTCATTGGCATCTTTGATGAATATATTAATTACTACAAAGAGTTGAAAATGAAAAGCAAAGGTTTCCAGAGAGAAATGGCAAAGCTGTTTTTAAATAATCTATACGGTAAAATGGCGATGAGTGATGATAGCTCATACAAAGAGCCTTACTTAGACGCTGATACGGACATCGTTAAATTTATAACGCACAACGAAAATGAAAAGAGAGTAGGATACATACCAATAGGGTCGGCAATCACATCCTACGCAATGAACTTTACAATAAGAGCCGCCATGAAAAACTATGACAGATTTTGCTACGCTGACACCGACTCTATACATCTCAAAGGATACGAGGATGCAGAAGGAGTTACCGTTCACCCCTCCGAATTCTGCTGTTGGGATAACGAATTAAAGTTTAACATGGGGTACTACGAGCGTCAAAAAGTGTACGCGGAAAACGCCATTGAAGAAGGGGGGAGACCGTGTAAACCAACTTTATTACTAAAATGCGCTGGCATGTCACAATCAGCAAAAGACCAGTTTATTTCGGAAGGGCTGTCGATAGACGAACTGTCCGTAGGCCTAGAGTTGGAAGACTCAAACCTTAAAGCGACACGTATAAAAGGAGGGATACTACTCAGAAAAAGTCCATTTAAATTACGAAAAGCCCTTGACAAAAAGGTTAATATACCTTATAATTAACATATAGAGAAGTTAGTTAACTATAAAAATTAAGAAGGAGGAAGAAAGTATGTTTACAAGAACAATTGTTGACGCAGTAGTCGAATATGACGTTATTGCAAAAGTTGAGGGGGCAATCGTAACTGAGTGTAGAACACAGCAGATCGGAAAATGCTCTAGCAAAGAGAAAGCAGAATTGATTTTGTCAAAGCAGAACAAAGGCGCATTAATTGACATCAAGTCAATTAGTTACGTAAGGACAACTTACGGACAGGAAGAAGCAGATTTTTTCAACACAGCGAAAGTGATCAGAACTGAAGAAGTTAACGAAGACTAAAAACAAAAAAATTAAAAGGAGACAACCATGAAAGAATTTATTAAAATTACAGGAATCGTATCATTTATCGGAGTACAGGATGGAACAAACAATATACTCATCGACATAACAGAGGAGCAGGCAAAGAAAGTTTTAGGGGTATGTGGGGATTGCTCGGGGTACGAATCGACACCCATTAAAATAGCAAAAGACGGCTCTTACAAATTTAAAGCTCACAGTAATTTTGATATTGATGTGTATGATAATAACGATGAATCAGAACTGGCGTTTAATGAAATTGGTAAGGATTCAAAAGTTTCTATATTTGCAACTCTTAAAGACGGTGAATTTAAAAGAAAAAAATATATCACAGCATATCTTAAGAGTGTGAATATTTTAGACTATAAAGAGTATGTTAAATACAATCCGTTCGAGGACGACAGTCAAAAGGAAATTTAACGGCATTACACAGCAATGTACAAGGGCAGTGGAATGGTATTGTGTGGTGGTCACACGGCAGTCCGCTGCCATTTTATTATAGGAGGTACAGTATGGGTAGTCAGTATTACTCATGTAAATATTTACTAACTTTAAAAGATTGTAACGGAAAACTACCAGACATATATATATCTGACGGAAATAGGACTGCTGGAAAATCTGTATCTTGGAAGTCACTTTTAGTTGACCGGTTTTTAAAAGGGAAGGACATAAACCAGTTTATACTGGTTTTTAGAAATAAATACGAGATGGCAGACTGCCATTCCACATTTTTCACAGACATACAAAGATTATTTTATCAAGGACATGAAATGACTAGTAAAAAAGTTGCTGAGGGACTTATAATGGAAATGTTCTTAGACGGAGAGACGTGTGGTTTTGCGTGCCCGTTGTCTATGGCAACTAAGTTAAAAAAGCTAAGTCCGCTATTTTCCAGAGTGGGTGCTATGTTTTTTGACGAGTATCAGGATGAAAGCAACAGATACCTGCCAGGGGAAGTAGAAAAACTTATGAGCCTACATACTACTGTTGCAAGAGGGGATGGAAAACAGAGCAGAAGGGTACCACTTTATATGGCATCTAATACTGTGTCAATGCTTAACCCTTATTACAATGCTCTTGGTATTAACAAAATGTTAAAATCTGACACTAAATTTTTACGTGGTGATGGCTGGGTTATGGAGAGGACATATAATGAGTCGGCTAAAAAAGCTTTTGTGGAAGCTGGCTTTAATAGAGCATTTAAAGGGTCTAATTATTTTGCGTATGCTTCTGAAAATGTATATCTTAATGATAACAACTCTCTAATTGAGCAGCCGCAAGGAACTGCTAAGTATGAGTTATCTGTAAAATACAATGGTTATTGGTATTGTTGCAGAAGATATGACAACATGATGTATGTAGACGAGGGGGCAGATATGACTTACCCTATACGGATATGTTTTAATGTTGACGATGTAACAGATGATAGAGCTGTTATGGTCGGAAGAAGCCACTATATGGTAATTACTTTGCGTGATTGGTTTTCTAGTGGGCGTATGAGATTCAAAAATTTAAAGTGTAAGAATATGATGCTTGACCTTTTATCCTACATGTGATATAATTAATGTAGGCACCCGTATAGAGCGGTTTTCTTGACAGTCTCAACATCACCCACGCGGTAAATACGCGGTTGAGCTGAACGGGTTGGGAACCCCTTGAAACTATCTTAACGGTTACTGCCATAAATATCCGGTGTTGTATGTGTTCTATAACATGTATAACACTGGGTTTTTTATTTGTTTTTTTGCTTTACAAATCTCACAATATGTGGTATAGTTATTATAGAACAAGTGATGTTGAAAGGAGAATATTGTGAAGAAAAAAGAAGTAGCAGTAAACTTATTTAGACATTTGTGCGAGCATAACTGGCACGGATATTCACAATACGGAAGATGGGGCGATGGCGAGGGAACATGCGATGTAGTCATCGAGGGTGTCACTTACAAATTAGAACAGGGGGACAGGGATTGCAGCTCAGCAGTGATATCTGCGTACGAAGCTGCTGGCATTAATTGTGGCGGTGCCACATACACGGGAAACATGAGATCGTGTATGACCGCAACAGGCAATTTTGTCTGGAGACCTATGTCTTATATCGCTCAAGCGGGGGACGTATATCTTAATGAGATTAACCACACCGCAATGTGTATGTCAGCAGTGCCTGATATGCTTGGAGAGTTTTCTATTTCTGAGACGGGGGGTATACACGGAGCTACTGGAGATCAGACTGAGCGTGAGTCTTATATCCACGAGTATTATGACTACCCATGGGACGGAATCCTCCAGTGCGTAAACGAAGAAGTCGTTGGGTTTACAGATACTGAAAGAATTTATGTAGTGAAACCGGGAGATAGCTTGTATAGGATTGCAATAACACATAATACTTGTTGGTATAAAATTGCAAATGATAACGGGTTAGCAAATCCCGATCTCATATATCCCGGACAAAAATTAATTATAAAGTAGGTACAAAATTATGGATAATGTCGTCGTTATAAGTATTGCTTTAGGATTTAACGCTTTTGACCTTATTACAGGATTAATAAAAGCACTTAAATCAGACGAGAAGATTTTAAGCTCTAAACTGAGAGATGGGTTATTTAAAAAGGTTGGCTTTATACTATGTTACATGTTGGCTTGGTTTGTGGAGTATGCAGGTGCGTACATTGATTTGCCGATAAACATTCCACTCGTACTGCCAATAGTAGTGTATGCAGTAGTAACGGAAATCGTATCGATTATAGAAAACATAGCTAAAATTAATCCAGACATAACACCTGAAATTTTAAAAAGAATTTTAGGGCTCGAAGACAAGGAGAAAAAATGAGCGAATATCAGTATGGACAAGAAATATGGAACGCCCTTAAAGCTGATATAGGTAATGAGTATGGTGTCGCTGGTCTTATGGGAAACCTCGTAGCTGAATCCGGTTTGATACCTTACAGGTTGCAAGGGGATTTTAGTGATGGTTATATTGACTCTTTAAATTACACTGCTGGTGTTGATAACGGCAGCATTTCGGAAAACGATTTTGTTAACAACGGCCCTAACGGTGGAGGTTATGGATTAGCTCAATGGACATATCCTGCACGTAAACAAAATATGTATAATAGGCATATCTCGGAAGGTGTATCAATTGGAGATACAAATTTTACCTGCCAGTTTTTGCTGTGGGAGTTGCAAACTAGCTACGGAAGTGTTTATGACACGCTTAAAAACGCAACGTCTGTATTGGAGGCCTCCAACGTAGTTTTACACGATTTTGAAAATCCAGCAGAACAAGGACCAGATGTAGAAGCATATAGAGCGTCATTGGGACAGGACGTTTATGACACGTATACAGGAAGCGGTGGATCGTGCTTTACAGAGCCCAGGTTAACAGACACAGGTATGCAGGGTAATCCTTATTGGTATGATCTTAACCCGTTTTATCAGGCTGGATACGGACTTCCAAACTGCACCGCTTATTGTTGGGGAAGAAGATATGAGATAACAGGAGACGCACCAGAGACTAGCCTTGGTAATGCAGATACTTGGTTCCAGTACGCCGTGTCTGCTGGACAAAGAACAGGCCAAACACCTGAATTGGGTGCAATTGCTTGTTGGCATTATAAAGACGGACACGAATCAGAAGGCGGACATGTGGCAATAGTGGAAGTTATAGATGGTGATGTGATTACAACCTCAAATAGTGCTTATGGGGGAGCCTATTTTTATACCCAGACTTTGAATCCTCCTTACGAGTGGGCGTCATATACAGTGTTAGATGGTTTTATTTATCTTAATTGTGTGCCCATTCCCCCAAAACCACAAGCTAAAAAGAATAAAATGCCACTATGGATGTATTTATTCCCGTAAGGGTTTAAATAAATAAATAAATAAGAAAAGGAGAATGTTATGACAGCAAGAGAAGCATTAGACAAATTAACTGCTGGGATGGATAACGTGGTTGACTTTGACGAGGCATTAGAAGTTTTAAACGACATGGTCAATAGGCCAACCGAACCATTGACGGCTGAAGGCAACAGTATGTGGGAGCAGAGATACAGAGATCTCAGAGCTACTTACGAAAAAAGATGGGGAGAATATACAAGACCCGACACAGTAAAGAGTATAGTGGACGAAGGTATTTCTTCAGGCTTTACCCGTGAGACCGCGTACACTGAGCCCATCTCACTGAATGACCTAGACATGCAATTTAACGGATCTACAGAATAGGAGGATAATTATGTCAACAAAAACAGCACCTACAAACGCAAATATTCTGAACGCTTTAAGGAGCACGATGTCACTCACGTATCAGGACAGAATTCCAGAAGCAGTACAGAACAACATCAATGATGTATACCAAAGCATTATGAAATTCCAACCGGGAAGAAACGAGCTGGTGTCAGCCCTTGTTAAACAGATTGGGCTTATTACAATTGATTCTTTATTTTTTAACAATCCACTTACGCGACTTAAAAAAGACCCTATGCGTTTTGGTAATACGCACGAGGAAATTTTTGTAAACATGATCAAGGGTACTCAGTTTGATAACCGTGCGGGAATCGAAAAAGCCTTTGCAATTTATGAGTCAAATATTATGGCAGCTTACCACCGTGTTAACTTTGATATGCAGTATCCGGTAACTGTGTCATACCGCAACTTACAGGATGCCTTTACAAGTGAGTATGGGATAAGAGACCTTATCACAGCAAAGGTACAACAGTGTTTTTCATCAGCAAATTATGACGAGTATCTTGCAATGAAACAGTTGGCGGAGTCAGGTTACACAAAAGGATATTTATATCCAGTAAAGGTTCCTGCTATTACAGATGAGACTACTTCTAAAACATTCCTTGCGAGTGTAAAAGAGTATGTCGGAAACATTGCGTTTCCTAATCCTCTTTACAATTTAGCCGGAGCTACTTCATTTTCTAGCCCAAATACACTTGTGTTCATTACCACGCCAAAAGTTAATGCTCAGTTGGGTGTTCAGGCACTGGCTTACATGTTCAACGATGACCGCGCAGCATTAAACGTTGAGACTATTATCATTGATAAATTTACCAATCCTAACATACAGGGTATTCTGTGTGACATAAGATTTTTTAACGTTCGCGAACAGTTTAGAGAGTTTACTGACAATTATAATGGTGCGTCCCTGAATTGGAACTATTTTTACACAGTTGTGGAAATGATCAGTGCGTCTCCTTTCTACCCGTGCGTAGTTTTTACGACCGAAGATGTTAGTGTCAAAACTATTACGGGTACTGATATTGCAAACTATGTTAAAGGGTCTGAGTATACATTGCAGTATGAGGTAACAGGTGTTGCAGATAAATACGTTCCGACAGGGGTTGATTTTGAGCTGGATGGAAACACAGATGACAAGACACTGATTGTCCCCGGTACCAAAACATTAATAATTGGTGCTAATGAGACTGGTACTATGTCAATTACTGTGACCTCGCGATACGATACCAGCGTAACAGGTACAATTGCCGTCACACCAACAGCAACTTAAAGGAGGTCTAATATGTCAGACGGATTCTATGATCTACCCACACAACGTAACATAGTGCCAACAGCTCCAGCAACCGAAATATACCTGTGTGCAGGTGTGCCGTGGGATAACAGTTATGAGCATGTGCGACTGTTTGAAAATGAAACAGCTTTAGAGGCGTATCTCATAACTAAGTGTCCGTCTGACTCTGACCCGTGGCATATAATAGGCGCGGCACCTGTAAGTCTCGGTAAGCCTCTTCGGGTTAAAATACCAGAAGTCGACACTCAAATTATGAATGTTAATTACCTAATGTTCTGCAATCATAACTGGTCTAACAGATGGTTCTACGCATTTATAACAGGAATGGAGTGGCTGTCTGACAATTCGTGTGTCGTGACCTTCGAGTTGGATGTGTTTCAATGCTGTGCGTATAGAGCTAACTATAACCAATGCTTTACAGTTAGAGAACATGTGCCTAAATCAGAGGATACCTACGGCGCTCATTTAGTGCCTGAAAACCTTGAAACAGGGGAAATAGTGTGCAATCACAGTGATCTTTATGGGTTTGGACCATTGAGCATAGGAATGCTAGTTACAGAAACGCTTGACGGAAAACAGGTTCAAGGTCAATCTATAGGTTCTGTGTATCAAGGAGCCACTGTGACAGTGTTGCAGGATGACGAAGGAGTAACAAAAGAATCATTAGCTAATGGTCTTTTGAGTAATTATAATGATAAGGGTAAAATTGACGCTATTGTCGATGTGTTTATGATACCCGAAATGTGTAGACAACAATCTACGGGGACAGTCACCGTTAACGCAAGCCACGCGTTTGGCGGTTATGTCCCAAGAAACAATAAATTATATACTTATCCTTTTTGCTATTGCTTAGTCGATAATAATATTGGTGCTACAGGTATATATAAATTTGAGTTTGATTATAATAAGTCGAATTCGATAACATTTAGTCTTAGAGGAGAGTTATGTCCATTACCTGCTGTTTCTTTAAGAACAGAAAATTATGAAATTAACGGTATCTCATATTTACATGCAATGTCTTATACTGGATTTCCGCAATGCTCGTGGAATAGTGATGTATATAGAGCGTGGGCGGCTCAGAATAAAAATACGCTGGCGCTTGAAACTGCTAATAACGCTTTAGCACCAATAAAAGGTGGTATGACAGGAGCAGTCGCTGGCGGATTAACAGGTGGTGCACCGGGAGCTATAGCAGGCGGAATTGCCGGTGTGTTAGGAGGAGCGGTAACAGGGTTTACTAACCAGGCTAAAATAATGGCAAATGCTATGGATAAAGATATTGAGCCGTCTCAGATTCATGGGAAAGTGTCTAGTATAAACCTAAACGCCGCACTCAACAATATGAATTTTAATTTCTATGTGATGTCAGCAACTCCTCAAGTAGCTAGAACAATTGATCAGTTCTTTGATGCGTATGGTTATGCGGTAAATACATTAAAAGTCCCTAATATGAATAGTAGACAAAGTTGGAACTTTGTAAAAACTAGTGGGTGCACTTTTTCTGGAGATATACCGCCAGACATGCTTAGTGGTTTTAGAGCAATATTTGATAGAGGTGTTACATTATGGCACGTGAACGACGTCGGTAATTATTCTTTACCCAATCTTTAAAGGAGGCGATATTATGGCAAGTGGAAGAAACAGCGAAGTAGGTAGTAATCCATTCGGCGTGCATCAAAATTTCAAGGGGGGTAATTGTGACGAAATTGAAATGTACTATTTTTATAAATATTACAATCTTTGTGTCACAAGATACGAGTGGATTAATTTGCCTCCTGAAATCCAACCATACTTTATCGAGGACGTGATGTTCTGGCGGGGTAAAGGTCTGATGATTAAAGACCCTGTGGCAACAGAAAACCCGTACGCATTTATGAGATGTAACTTAACAGGAATGATGGATATATACAATATCCCGGAAGATAGATATGCCTTTGCTAATACAGGATATTTCCAAGAATACGGGAAAGACGACTCTGTTATTTTATGGGATACACCATTAACTATGCCTAAATTTTACAGCGTAAAAATATATGCTAAGGCAATGGCAAATCTTTGGAACACAAGAGACATCAATATTTATGCTCAGCGGACACCCTTAGTCGTTGCAATGAGTCAGGAAAATAGACTCAGCTACGAGAACTTTATGACTAAATATCAGCAATACATACCTGTACTCAAAGTGGATGACTACATGAATTTGGATAAAATAAAGGTGCTTAAAACCGATGCGCCTTATTTAGTTGACCAGTTACAACATGAGATGACCGTACTGGAATCAGAATTACTATCGGAGTTGGGAATTGAAAGCAACCCGATAGAAAAGAAAGAACGAGTAGTAACAGGTGAAGTGAATGGCAATGATGGAAAGACTGAAATGTATAGACAAACTGGGCTTATGACACGGAAGCGTTTTTGCGATGAAGTGAATGATCTTTGGGGGCTAAATATTGACGTTCGTTTCAGAAGTAGTCTACCAACACAAGTAAACATGGGTGATGTTATAGCTCAGCAATATTCTGGAGGTGAGAGTAATGTATCCAATGTGGGAATATAGTTCAAAAAGTCTTGAACAACCAGAAAAAATAACGACTAGAATCAGTGATATTTTAACTAACCTTGTGTGGCCAGAAAAAATGTCACCTAATGATACTATCACGAGGGCAAGTGATTTATTCTTTGACTTTGCCTTTCCCTGGTACTCAAATGACGGGGTTGGATTAAAAGAATTTAAAGAATTATTCTTAAGAAAGTACTATATGTATCAAATAGGTCAGGAAACCCCTGCTTTGTTTAAATTTAACTTACAATCACGACTAACAGAATATATGCCGTATTGGGAGGAAATTTATAGAACAACAACTATGCAATACAATCCACTAGTTAATCGTAAAACAACCCGAACTGATAACTCAAAAACCGCACAAAATTCCTCGTTAAAAGAAAACGCCATCATTAACTTTGATACTCAAAGGACGGGTAGCAACAGCAGTAACCAAGACACACAGTCGATTAATTCAGACAATCCACAGGTGACAGTCGCGTCAAAAGACTACGCCAGTACTATGGATAGGGGTAAATATGCTAGCACTAGCAACACGTCTGAAACAGGTGTCGATGTCACGGAAAATAACGTTAATAATACTAGCACCAATAACTCAAACTTCGACGGGATAACCGTCGAGGAGGGCTTTGTCGGAAGTGACATGACTGACAATATTATTAAATATCGTAAAGCAATAACTAATCTCAACTCGGATATCTGCGAAGAAATGAGAGGGTTATTCTTAATGGTATACAACTAATAAAGGAGAACGGATATGATTAATTACACATTACCAGACATAAATATAGGTAATTACAATTTAAAAGCTATATTAAAAGAGCTTAATTGCTGGTGCTTAGGGTGGAAAGGTAACATAAATTCTGTTTACTCCTCAGCCTTGACCCTGGAGGAGCAGGTTGAAAAGCTGTTTGGTATAGTAAAAGCAACCCTAGAAAGTCAGGAAAACATCACCGAAGGGTTCACATTGTTATATGATTTTGTTGACGAGTTTTACAAAAATTTAGATTTACAGACAGAAGTTAACAATAAATTAAGTGAGATGGCTAATAACGGGGAATTAACAAAAGCACTTTTAATAAACAACAACTACAACTCAATTCAAAAAATGACTACTAGTTTAAAAGTAGTCTGTGCGGGAGACAGCTTAACTGTTGGGATTGACCCGTCTACAGGGGCGCAGTTCCCGATCACTAATCAGTACCCATACATTTTGCAACAATATTTATCTAAATTTACAAATGCTGTAGTTGTAAACAAGGGAGTAAGTGGAGTAACGACACAGTATCCTTTAGATAACTATACCTCGTTAGTAACCGAAGAATCCCCTGACATAGTAATTTACGAGTACGGTACAAACGATCTTAGACTAAATATTGATTTCAATACCATAATATCTAATATAGAGACGTTTGTTTTAAAGTGTAAAAGTGATAATGTGTACTGTGCAGTTATGCCTATAATAACTTATTATGCGACAAACACAACAAGATTCTCAGAATCTTGGTTACTAAATAAAGAGATAAAAAAGGTGTGTGAATCACTAAATATACCATTCTTAGACTCACAAGCATATTTAAAAAATCTCTATGAAGGTAATACTTATTACATTTACACACTTCAGCCTGATGGTGTCCACATAAAAGACTATAATATTTTAGCATCTTGTGTAATATCAGGATTATTTAATAACTATATTTACAACGTAGACAACACCGTATTTTCAGGTGTATCTGTAACAAGACAGCCTGGCTTAATAACTACAGCAACAACCTCTGAGTCGAAGAGTGCTAGATATAGGAGATTCCTTATACTAAAAAACGATAGCGAATTTGAGTTCAACTTTGAAACAAAGTCAAAAACATCCTTGCAATTGGTTGTAGCTTCTAATTCACAATCTGGGATTGGTAAATTCAACCTATCGGGTATGGGTGGATTTAACACTAATTTTGAGTTTAACGCCTTCTCCGAAGGATTAGAATTGGAAGAAAAAAGGTCGTTATCAATAGTGTCATTAAAGCCCGGGAGATACACGCTTTCATTAAACGGAGTTACAAAAGGAGACTCCACCTATGATGTTTTCTCGTTTTATTTGGAGGCGATAGAATTCAGTTACAGTAGTGAAAATGCTTTAACTGTAGAGCCTAATTATGTTGTTCTTCATAACGGTGACAGTAACCAGTTTTTCACTAACATTAATAACCCTATTTGGAGTCTATCTCCTGTGTCTGGAGGTATCGCTTCATCGACAACAATATCAGAGCAGGGTGTATTATCCGTCGGTCTGAAACAATCTAGCGCAACTATTAATGTAATAGCGTCTGATTCAATTAACTCAGCTGTTGCCAACGTTACAATAGTATACACAAACCCAGAGGTTAGACCTGCTGGCGTAACCTTAGCACAAAATACGCAGCAGCAGTTCACGCTATATAATAATGATAAAATAATAAGCGGAAGCACATGGTCTGTTTTACCGGGTAGTATTGGGGTAGCCAGTACAACAACCATAGATAATAACGGATTATTAACCGTAAGTGATCTTCAGTCTAACGGTACAATTATAGTTAAAGCTACTAATGACGG